CCAATTGTCGCACATGGCTCGCTGGAAGTACCGGTCGTAGTCCTTTCCCTTCAGCTGTTTTGCTCGATGCCGCAGGACATCACAGAGCCGCTCTAGCTGTAGTTTCGTGTCAGTCCTGGTTCTGGAAAGAACGATTGCCTGCTTGACAGTCGGCGCCGGCGCCCCTGCTCCCCAGGGACCATTTCCCATCATTCCCCGGACTTTATCGGCACTTTCGGTCAGGTACACGAAATAGACTTTCCCTCTTATGGCTTTTTCGGATTTACCTATCTTCCTGCTGATTGTGGTATAACCTTCGCCTCGGCGGATGCCGTCTGCCAGGATTTTGAAGTCGCTATCAGTCCATTTGGCATTCTCACCATGGTTATCAGCCTTCACCGGCCTCTCTTTTATGCCGAGGTCGCAGATGCGTCTCTGGATGGCTCCGGCTGACCGGCGGAGCATTTCTGACAGTTCGGCATATCCATATTTGTGCTGATTGAGGAGCATCTTCAGCCGCGAATCCTCGTCCGGGGTCCATTGGTCTTTCCGTTGGAGGGAATACGCGTGGAAGTCATTCTTCCGCTGCTCTGCTACCCATGGCGGTTCTTCTCCCAGGGCGAGCGGTTCCATTTTTGAGAAGTCCAGGAATGAGCGGTTTTTCTCCGCCCAGTCCCAGAATTCATGCAGGTAGACCACGCGGAATCTGTTGTTGACGACTTTCTTGGTGTGGACCGGCAGCCCTCGGTTTTCAACCCAGCTTTTCAGCGTGTAGTTTCCTCCGGCATTGGTGCCTTTTACGGCGTATAGCAGTTGGTTCAGAGTGATATAGTCGCCACCCATCAAGACTGGTCCTAATCCCATTCGTCCTGCTCTAATCTTGATTGCGTGAACCGAGCGCCCCAGATGTTTTGCAATGCTAGGGATAGACACTATTCCCCACTTCTCCTGGAGGTAGTTCTCTTCTTCCTTGGTCCATTGCTTGTTACTCCTCGATATTTCTTCCATGGCTATTTTTAGACTCCAATCTTTAGGAAGCCATACAGCTTCGGCAGGCAGTTATCACGAATGCCTCACAGGGGGTAACGGCGGTATGTACCGGCCATGGTCATCCCTCCTTGGTTTCACCTTTCAGCCGGCGCACCCAGCGTTCGAGCTTGGCATCCATGTCCTTCCGGTAGGATTCGAGTTCCACCGTGAGGCCCACCATTTCCAGACACAGCAGCACATCGCCGATTTCTTCCTTGAGGTTTGCAAATGCCTCGTCGAAGGTGACAGGCGTGTAGTTCTTGCCATCCATGACGCGGCGTATCTTCAGCGCAGCATGGGCCAGTTCGGTGGCTTCCTCTGCCAGACCTGCCAGAAGCTCGGCATTGGTCAGTTTGGATCGGATGAATTCAATGTTTTCCATGGTTCAGATCTCCTTGTTTGGTTTTATCAGTTCGGCCTTCCCGGTCGGCGGTCATCAGCTCCCGGAGGTGATCCAGGTCGTAGGTATCGCCAAGGATGTCCTCGATCATCATCAGCCGGGCCCGAAGCTCTGCTGCCTGAATGGCTACCGCGTTCAGGATGGCAATGGGGCAGTCACATTCCATGCAGCCACCTTCCATGACCTCTCTTGGATCTGTGCGGCATCCGTGCTCACCGGCCTGAAGTGCGATGTATTCGGCAAGGGGGATGTTGTCTTCATCGTTGCCGAATACCAGATGCACGGCACGGTCTTTTGCATAGGCATAATTCAGCAAGGTCTGAAGGTTCGTCCTCCGGTTGTCAGTTGTCAATCTATCCATGGTCATGCTCCTTTCCATTCCCACTTGGGGTAGTTCTGCTCGGTGTAGCACGATTTACAGGGACCCTCGTCTTCGGCACAATAACAGTGCTTGCAGAGGCCACACTCGGAGGTCCTCTTCAAATACGCAGCCATGGAATCCCGTTCTGCCCGGATCTTCTCCAGCTGCTCCACCATGGCGATCAGGTTCAGCTTGTCGATTTTCAGGGCATCCCGCTCGGCCGTCAGCCTGACGTTCTCGGCATTGATGGTCCGGCCATAATCGATGGTTTCTGACATCTGATCTATCCGATCCGCAGCTGCGATGCAAACACAGCGGAGCCATTCGTCAGAAGTTATTATCCCGGGTTTATTCGTCACCGGCCATTCAGCGGCCAGCTGACGAAGGCTATCTGCCTCCATGGCTCCCGCCTTGGCCGGATCATCCGGCACCATCTGAAGCAGTCTCCGCGCTGCCTCCTGAATCATGCCGCGCATAGGATGGGGTAAGCCAGCGTATCTGATAATCAGTTCGTTGGCGAGTTCCTTATTTGTCATGGTCAGGCTCCTTCCACACGGGGCTTTCCGGATCCAGCAGCAGGCCCAGCAGGTGGAGCTTGTATCCATTGGCTGCCTCCGGATTCTTCTCCCTGATTCCCTGGTAGGTCAACTGGATCAAAGCAGCGGTTTCCGACATCATTTCTTCAGCGGTTCCGTCGCTCTTTACCCAGACTTTGTTCTTCTTCCTGTTGATATTGCATTTAATCACAGCATTTTCCTCCCAAAGAATTCTCCGCGCATATCGCAGAGACCGTTTTTTTCTTGATACAGATCCCGGTCTGCAAAAATCTTCTGTTTCGGCTTATCGCACCGGAAGTCCCGGCAGATCATGGGGCGCACTTCGTAAATCAGGCACTTCTTTTCGGTGTCGGAACGGAACGGGCAGGTGAAGTCAGCAATAGGGGTTGCGGTTGGGTACCGGTGAATCTGCTCCTTGATGGGATGCTTCTTCAAGTACCGATGGATGGTGCGGATCTCCTTTTCGGAGACAGGGAGGAAGTTGCCGCAGCAGTTGCCACAGTTGGAACACTCACCGCCGACGGTGAAGTCTTTCCAGTTGTCCTCGTGCCACTTTTCCAGACGAATGAGGTCCTTCAAGATTTCCAAAGAATCAAGTGCTCTCATGGCCAGCCTCCTTCATCCATTGCTTCGGTGTGAGGATTTTTCCGTCATCGTCCATGTACCCGATGACTTCGCCGTTCACGACTTGGAAGCCGATTTTCTCCATCTTCTCAAGCAGGAACTTCTCGCCCTCCTTGGCATACCGGGCGGAATACTCGTTCGACTTTTTGAGGATACGCTGCTGCACTTCCTTGGCGTAGCCGAACATATCATTCATGGAGATGGAACCGCAGATCAGCGCAATCTGAACAGCCTGCAGACGGTTCAGGTCAATTTCGTGCTCCCGCTTAGTCTTGCCTGTCGCGTCGATGGTGAACAGCTCACCGGAGATCGGCATACCAATCTGCTCCATCCGGTGCTTTGCGTGGGCCATGCCCAGATCGGGATCCTCGTAGAATTCGTCCACGACCTCCTTGAAGTGGAAGGAGAATTGAATCAACCGCTTGTAGCCGACGCCCTTCTCCTCGTACATGGCAGCACTCAGGCAGAACATGGCGATCTTTGCTGCATGGTCACGGTTGACAACGATGTTGCTATCGTGCTGCATGTTCAGCCGCTGGGCATAGGGGATATCGGAGCGGCCCATGATACCACGGGCCTTGCTCGGTTTCCTCTGTTTCTTCTGCTTCTTCTGTTTAGCCATGGCCTGCATCCTCCTGAGCCTTTTTGTACTCAGCGATCAGCTCCTTGGCCTTTTGGTACAGCGGATGGGTACCGCGCTGCATCATCAGTTCTTCATCGGACATCTCATAGCCGATGGATTCCAGGCCTTTATAGATCAGATCCAGCGCGGGGGATTTCTTGTGCTCGGGAGGGAAGCCGACATCCGTAATCCAGTAGCCGGAGTCGTTGTACTTCTGGCCGGGGCCTTCCAGAGACACATAGGCAGTGCAGAGGAGTGCGTACTGGGGACGATTGAACAGCGCCTTCTTCATACCGGCATCGTCCATGATGCCCTTGCTGTCGACCTGGACGCCCAGAAGATTGCCCAGCCGGTCTGTGTCCATTCTGTGAACATAGCCGTCTGACTGATGGATCAGCGCCATGGCGGCGAACTCCTGGATATCCATTTCGTAGTTATGGACCGCCGTGAAGTCATGGATGAACTCTTCACGCATCTCCCGGTGGTTCTTGGAAATACGGTTCAGCTCGTTCTTGATTTCCTCCAGATCTTCCTTGAGTTTCTGCTTCCGCTGGCCTTCGGGGGACAGCGGTGCCTTTTCCGCAGATTTGATGACCTTCTTGTAGATGGTGACGGTGTTGGGGGCAGTGATGGCCCAGATGTAATCAACGTTTCCGACATTGCTCGGGGCCTTGGGATCTTCGGCATGGAACTTGTCGTAGGCGGTATGGTAGGAATACTGGCCCTCGCCATAGCCGATCTCTTCATCCGTCTTCTCCCGGCACCAGTCCTGCTCGTTCCGGAAGTAGTTCCGCACACGCTCCATACGGGCCAGGAATTTTTCTTCCGCAATGGCATCCTTCAGACTGTTGTGGAAGTTAGCGGTTCCGATGGTGTCCAGTACCTTGTTACGGCGCTCGGGGTCCTGGATCTCGCTCAACTTCAGGTAGTCGCCCATGGTGGCTCCGCGCTCCTCTGCCTTCTTGAACTTCTGTTTGTCCAGATCCAGCAGCTTCACTCTCCGGCGGATGGTGGTTTCGGAGAAGCCGGTCTTTTCGGCGACCTCCTCAACGCTGCCGCCCATGTCCAGCATCATCTGGAAGCCTTCTGCCTGCTCGTAGGTGGTCAGATCGGAGCGGTGGACATTCTCTACCATCATGGTCTCGAACTGCTCCTGGGGTGTCATGACGGCGATGACACAGGGCAATTTCGTCAGTCCTGCCAGCTTGGCAGCAGCGTGCCGACGGTGGCCGATGATGATACGGTAGGTGTCGTCGCCTGCTTCCACGACGGTCAGGTTCTGCAGCACACCCTTGGCCTCGATGGATGCGGCCAGCTCGGTCAGGTCGCCCAGTTCCTTCCGGGGGTTGTCGGGATGGGGGACCAGCTTATCGATGGGGAGCTTGCACATCAGGCCGTTGATGGGTCTCGGTGCCAGCTCTTCCTCTTCGCCCGGATCCTCGTCATCGTCCCAGTCCTCGTCCATGTCGAAGGTCAGCTTGTTCGAGGACCAGCGCTTCGCTTCCTGGTCTGCGATCTCGTAACCGGGCCGGGAGTTGGCATGGTAGTAGGAGCAGTCGAGCTCATGGTTCTTGAACTCGCACTTCTTCCGCTCACATTCCGACTGCAAGGGGCAGCGGTCATTGATGACTTTCATTCTGTTTTCCTCCTGTTCTATTTCTGTGTTTTTGCTGTTCTTACAATGTTATTATACTGGATTTTTGCAGTGTTTCAATTTGGGATATTGCACAAAAAAGAGCCTCGGGGTTGTCGGGGCTCTTCTTTGTGGTGGCCTATCCTTGCCTTTCCATGCTTTGCCTTCGCCGTGTTGCGCGTCGCAATGCCGCAGCGGTGCCGCGCACATCTGCGCAGTTCCCTGCCGTTGCTATACGGTGCATGGTGGCGCCATGCCTTTGCTTCGCCGGGGATAGCTTTGCCTTAGCCGTTCTATGCTCAGCAGACCTACGCCATTGCCGTTCGTTTCATCGCCTTTCTACGCCATTGCAGTGCAAAGATCAGCTGACCCAATCATTGCCCCACTCTGCCTTGGCTCCTCATTTCATAGCTTACCATGGCTATGCCTTTGCTTTGCTGCAGGTTGCGATTCGGTGCCATGCGGCTCCATGCCTTTGCGAACCATGGCCTCTCACCTATTCGCCTTGCCGTTGCCAATCATTTCTTTTACTTGCCATTGCCATGCTTTTCACTTCTTTGCTTCGCGGCTCATATCCCTTGCGAAGCGTTCCGGTGCCATGCCTTGGCCGCGCTGTGCTTTTCCTTTCTTGGCCCTGCCTTTGCTGTGCAACTCGTGGCCTGGAGTTGCCTTGCCATAGCCTTGCATCTCCCTGCAACTCAGGGCAATGCCGTGGCGGATCAATGCGTTTCTATCCCATGCCATTGCTCAGCAGTGCGCTGCCCTTCCGTGCCGATCCAAGCCGTAGCCATTCCCAGGCTTGCCACGCCGTTGCTTCGCATAGCTGGTCGAGGACACGCCTCTCCTTGCTCTGCCATTACTGTGCAATTCATCGCCTTAGCGTTGCAGCTCCGTGCTAGGCGCGGCGACGCACGGCGGTTCCATGCTTCACCGTGCCATTGCGGATCAGGCTTTCTTCTTCTCCTCGATCTCCTCCCACGTGAAGCGGCCCTTGCCACTGTTCCGCCACTGGCCGATGCCGCGGAGGATGCCGTAGTCCAGACACTCCCGGGCCAGCTCCAGCATATCTTTGGTCAGACACTGGATCTCAATCTCGATGGTGGTACCGGCGGGTGCGGTTTCGCTGTTGGCCAGGGCGACACGCTCACCCATGGGAGTGGATGCCCGGAGGGGACGTTCGCAGTGTCCCAGAGAAGAGGGAATGTTCAAGGGAATCATGCGGGGACTGATGAACAGAAGGCCGTCGATCTCCTTTTTGAATGCCTTGACCTTGCTGGCCTTGGTGCCGGGGACCTTCTTCAGAGCGGCGGCGGAGTCCTTGAAGAAGCCTTTGATCTGGTAGTCCCACAGGATGGGGTTGCCGGATCCGTTCCGGGGGAAGACGGTCATGGCCTTTTCGACCACGCCTTCAGCGCCGATGGCTGCCACTTCCTCCTCCATGCTCTTGGCGTCCTCAGCCTTGCTGGCAATGAATTCGCTGTGGATGTTGGGATTGTTGGATGCGGTGCCCAGGACCTCCTCCTGGAAGGTGATGCGGGCTTTGAGGGTGTGCATTTCGATACTCATGGTAATTCTCCTTTTCTGTTACTCAACTTTCAGGAAGCCGGCGAAGTGGGCGACGCCCAGGCTTCCTAATTTGCAATTATGCTGGATGCGGGAAGGGACCTGGCACAGATCCGGGTGGGATTCAAAATGAACCTGCCGACTGATGATTTTTTCCAGCAGCTTTTCCACATCTTCTCGGTTAGCTTCCACCGGAGCTGCGATTTGTACCGCGTCGTTGCACAACAGGCACCTGTAGATGGGGGTGTATTTAGGCATGGTGTTTCACCTCCCTCTGCTTCATGTTCCGGGTGATGTAGGCCACGAAATTCCACACGCTGATGGTGCAGGCCAGGGTGGTCAGGGGCAGGGACACCCAGAGGTTGACCATACCCAGATTATGGAGCCGGATTGCGGAAGCTGCCATCACCAGGGGGAAGAAGGTCAGGAGCAGGCAGATCTTCAGCTGCTTGGATTCCAGGGCCTTGCGGTCACGGCGATAATGTTCCTGGCGGAGCTGGGCCATCCGCTGCGCGCTCTCCCGGTTGGTCTCCTTGACCACCTGGGCTACATGGCGGCACACAGCGTCCTCTGCGGCCACTTTTGCGGCCTCACGTCTCTGGTTGCTTTTGCGAAGTTCGTCACGGAGCGCCTGTCCGGCGGCATCCTGGGCGGCTTCGTGGGCGTCTTCCTTCCGGCGGTCCAGAGCCTGCTGGACGGCCTTGCGGTTGCGGTCATAGTGATGCTTCATGCACATGGTATTATCTCCTTTCAGGTGGGAGGGGCTGTTAATCAGCCCCGGAGGTAATTTCGGGAGAATTCTTCGTGATCCTGCACGATTTCTTCCTCGAAGTTTTCACGGATGTAATCGATCAGCCAGTTGGCAACTGCCAGGAGCTCGGCGGCTCTCTCAGTATTCTGAGTGTTCTTGATCCGCTTCTTCATGACGTAGACCTCGTTGGCCACATAGGCGGCGACTTCTTCCTTCGTGCTAGAATCCTGAAAAGCATCATCCAGCAGCTCGTAGCCCTGAGCCGTGACCGCTCCGCTGTCACTGAAGAAGTCCCAGTCGAACCTGTCGAGCATCTGTTCGATGACATCCCATTTATCGTACACGTCCTTCTCCAAAGTTCTGAAATCATCGTTTCTTGCCATTTCTGTTTTCCTCCTGTTTTCTTGCGGTTCTTTTTCTGTGGTATTGCTGTGTTGTGGTATTATTGTACCAAAAATCTGGAATAAATCAATCTGGAATAATGCACAAAAAAACAGGCCGGAATTTGTAGTTCCAGCCTGTTCTGACGAATCATTCAGTTACAGTTGTACAGATCTCGGAGCAGAAGCTGCGTCCGCATCCGTACCAGCAGTCGGTATCGGGTCTGTAGATCCAGTCGCCCTCCATAACGAAGGGCTCGATTCCTGGATGCTTCGGTGTGATAATCATTTTCCCTCTGTAGGCCTTGTAGCCTTCCACGCAGATCATTTTCATGGTCTTCTCTCCTTCTGTTTACTTCTGGCCGCGATTGGTCGTTGCTGCTCTCTGGCAGTCAGGGCAAAGGACTGCACCGAAGCGCTGAGAGGAATAGAGTGCCAGCTCGGATGCCGTCATGATGGATCCGTCCGTGCGTCTCGTGTCCTGAAGCTGGCTGCCGCACTTCTGGCAGGCGTACACGGGACCGGGACGGGGCTGGTTCTGGTACTGGCCCTGATACTGGTTCCCTCTGTTGCCGTTGCCGGAGCGGGTGTAGCGGTTCTCCTCGCTTGCGTTCTGGTCGGGATCGTCGCCGGTGCTGATCTTGTAGGCCTTCATCATGGCATACTTGTCAGCGTAGGTCATGGCCTTACCGGAGCCCTTGTCGCCGGGATCGATGCCCTCAGAAAACACGATGGTGGAGAAGGTTTCCTCGGGTTTGTCGATGTTCACGAAGGTATACACGGTCTTGATCCGGGTGAAGAAGGTAGTCGTCTTCGTGGTGTTGCCGTTGTAGGTCTTCTCACCCTCCAGAATTTCGTCATCGATGATCTCGCGGATGCTGGGGTAAGAGTACACCCGGTACTTTTCCTCCAGAGGCTTGACGGCATCGATGATATCGCGCTCGGACACGGCCTTGTAGGAGCCGCCGCCCGCCTTGACGCTCAGGTTCTTTGCAACGGTACCCAGCTCGGCGGTGATGGCCGCCACACGCTGGAAGATGTTCATGGACTTGATATCGATTGCTTCGGTCTTAGTTGCTTCAGTCATGGTTGTATCCCCCTTATTTGATAGACAGGTTGTTCTTCTCGATCAGCTGGGCACCGGGTACAGGCTTTCCTGCCTTGATGGCGTTGGTGATCTCCGTCCGGTTGACCGTCGGCGGGCTGTATTTCAGGAACTCGTAGTGCTGGCTTTCCTCCATTTGGCGGATGAACTCAGCTTCGTCCGTGATCTCCACGGACTTGGACTTTCGGAAGGAGCAGGCCACGCGGGCGGTGCTGAACTTGGTACCGGACAGCAGCTCGGTCAGGTATTCTTTCAGGCTTGCAGCCTTCTTCTCCAGGGCCTTCCGGCGCTCAGCAAGGTTGATTTCCTCGGCACGGATGGCAGCGGCCTCAGCGGTCAGATTCTTGTGCCAGAGGGCCATACCCTCGATCTTCTCCTCCTTGGCCATTTGCAGTTCAGAAAAGGCATCGTAGTCCAGGATCTCGCCTGTCTCCGGATCCACCAGAGCCAGGATCGACTGGTCAATCTCGTATAAATTCATTTATGTTCATCCTTTCGGCTTTCGATGAATGCGAGGATCCCGTCCGTGCATTCACAGCAAACATCCTCGTAATTGGTATAAGAACCGTCTTCGCTCCTGGCCTTGATAATCAATGTGGTGCGGCTACGGGCTTCCTCCTGTATGGTTTTTACGAACTCCCCGAAGGGCGCTCTGCAAATCACTTTACCGCAGACATCGCAGGTGCATTTCATCATTAGCTGTTCTCCTCCTTCTGGTAAATCACGCAGTCAACACCGTTCATGGTTCGCTCGATGATCTCCAGAACTTCGTCCCAGTCGCCGCCGGCAATGCCGCAGGAGAGCCGGTACGGAAGGGCCACACTCCAGTTCATGATCCGGGCGGTGTTGCCGAGCATTTCCAGCGCCTGCTCCAGCTTCTTGGGATTGTAGGCCGGGCCGGGTTCGTACTGGCCGAACAGGTTGCAGATGACATGGCGGTCACGGTCCTTCTGTTCGCCGGTGAGCTGGGCCATTCCCAGGAGCGATTTGGGCGGGCACCGTTTAATGAGCTGCTGATAGTCGCGCTCAGCGGTAGGCCACTTTCGGAAGATGGCACCGGCCAGACCGGCGGCAGCTCCGAAGCAGTTGACCTGATGGGCAATGACTTTCTCCTTTGCGGTCAGGAGATTGCCTTTCTTATGGGTAATCATTGATATTTCCTCCTTACTTCTTCAACGTATTGCAGATGGTACGGGCACAGTTGATACAGAACTTATGCTCATACGGACCGATGGCGGTCGTCAGCAGCTTATCAGGTGCGTGGATCTCTCCGCAGATGCAGCAGCGGTCACCGCTGGCATAGATGCGGATCGAATTATCTTCGCAGACTTCCACGGTAACGGTATCGCCAAAATTGATACCGGCAAGCTCCCGGATGTAGCCGGGAATGCTGACGCGGCCCTGCGGGTCAACGATTCGGTCGGTTTTGGTTCCAACTTTCTTTCCCACTTTCTTTCCTCCTTCTGTATTTGGGATGTGGTTTTGCTGTTTTGTTTGCTGTGGTTTTGCTGTGTTCTTGATGTTATTATACCAGAAACAAGGAAGAAAGCAACACGGCATAATGCACAAATTATCTCGTTTATGTTTGTCTGAATCTTAATTCTTATGGGATAATAGGGAATAGTAAGTATTGATGGAGGTTTGCAAAGATTATGAAAAAAGTGGTTATCTACATAAGAGTGAGCACAGCGCGTCAAGATCAGGAAGGGTATTCCATACCGATGCAGAAGGAGCGGCTCATTTCCTACTGTCGGGCCCAGGGATGGGTGGTTTCCGGTATGTACATTGACCCCGGGCATTCCGGTGCCACACTGGAGCGGCCGGGCATGGAGTCGCTGATCCAGGGTGTGAAGGCCGGGAAATACGATGTGGTGCTGGTGTATAAGCTCGACCGGCTCAGCCGATCCCAGAAGGACACGCTGTATCTGATCGAGGATATCTTCATGAAAAACGACGTTGCCTTTGTGTCGATGCAGGAGAGCTTCGATACGTCCACAGTGTTCGGGCTTGCCATGGTGGGCATCCTGAGCGTTTTCGGGCAGATGGAGCGCTCTACCATCGTGGAACGCACCCTGCTCGGGCGATCCGGCCGCGCAGAGGATGGTCTGTGGCACGGGGGTGGAACAGAGCCCATCGCATACAAGTACATCGATGGTGAGCTGGTGGTAGATCCGGTGGAGGCTCAGCAGGTTCGGGATGTGTATTCTATGTATGCTGATGGCTATTCTGTCACGGAGATCTCCCGGCGGATGGAAGGCCGCACGACAAAGCATGGTGACTGGTCCCACACCGGCACCGTCGGCAATGTCCTGGATAATCCGCTGTATGCCGGATACATCCACTTCGATGGTGTCCTGGAGCGGGGGCAGCATGAAGCCATCGTGCCGGAGGAGCTGAACCGGAAGGTCAAGTCCCGCCGGAAGCGACTGCGCCATGCAGAGGCATCCGGGGACAGCGATTATCTCCTGACTGGGATCGTTTACTGTGATTGCTGCAATGCCAGGTACTTCCCTAATAAGCGCCCGAACAAAAAGGTGGTGTATTCCTGCCACAGCCGCGCAAAGAAGGCCAAAAACATGGTGAAGGACCCTAATTGCAAGGCACCTCATATTCCCATGTCCACACTGGACACCATGGTGGAGGAGGAAGTCCTGCGTCTGATCCGGGAACCGGAGTTGGTGGAAGACGTTATAAAAAAAAGAGCCGCCAGCGATGGCAGCTCTGACAGCAGCAGGTCTGTTGAGGTCGAGCGATTGGATGCGGAAATAAATAAGCTCATGGATCTGCTGCAGTACGACCAGCTGACGTCCGTGGGGGAGATAGCAGAAAGAATCGATAAAGCGCACGCTGAACGTATGCGCATCATGCCGAAGTCTCAGGCGGATGCACCGAGGTATTTTGATGTTAGCGGATTCAAAACGGTACTTCGGGATGCGGCATTTTCTTGGGAGGCAGCCAATCTGCGCGGTAGGAGATCTTTTCTTTTCCAGCTAATCGACGGAGTGTATATCAACGCTGAGGGAGAGCTGCGCATTGAGTGGTCGCTGTAGCGGGGGATTATATTACTGAAAATTATCATATATGACAATAATACAACAAAGCGTACACCTGTTCCATGGTATATCTTGGAGCGAAAAAACGAAAAAACAGCCACGGGACGGCATCCTGTGGCTGTTTGACATTTTATTCTATTGACATTTTTGTGACTATTCTGTGTCAGAATTTTGACAGGTTACAGACCGAGTTCCTTCATCTTCTTTACGATAAAATCGCTGAAAGCCTGCGTAGCGTACCGGCGCTGATCGCCGCGCTTGACGCACAGGGCCTTGAAGGCTTCCGCCACCTCGTTGTCAACGTAGATGGTGAACTTTGTAGTGCCTTCCAGGAAGGACGGCTCCTTCTCCATGTCCAGGTTCGCCTTCAGCTTATCGGCGATTGCAGCGAAGTCCGGATCTCCGGCCTCCTCGTGGGTCAACTGCTCTACCAGGTTGGCATTGGCATCCGCGATGGTGTTGCCCTTTGCAGCAGCTTCCTCCTGCTCTCGCTTCAGTCGCTCAATGCGATCCCGTGCGGAATTATGTTTGCTCATGGTGTTTCTCCTTTCTTACTCGTTGCAGTATTTCCTCAGTCAGATCCAGATAGTCTTCCATGGCCGGTGCCACGATGTCTACCCCTTCTGACGACATTTCTTTGATTTTCACACGGCGATGGATCTCCGTCTTGAAGATCAGGTCGCCGTATGCTTCACGGATCCCCTCGGATATCTCCCGCTCATATTTTGTCGGCCGGCCGTCTCGCATGGTCAGGAAGATCCCGCCGACTTCGGCTCTTGTGAACCGCTTCTCCCTGGCATCGTTCACGAACTTGATGAACCGCACCATGGCATCCATAGCAAAGTCCCCGGTGTCCAGAGGTATAAAGATATGATCGGCATACACGATGGCATTTATCATGTGGTCGCCCAGTGATGGTCCCACGTCCACGAAAACAAAATCATAGCCGGACTCCACAGGAGCCAGCAGACGCTGCAGCACCGCATACGGGTGCTTGACATCGTTCGTATAGATGTGCTGGGAAAATAACGCCAGCTTGTCCTCCGCCGGAATCAGATCCAGACCTTCCTTGACATTCACGATATATGGCGTGACGGCTCTTTCTTTGATGGCCTCCATGATCGTGCGGCCTGAGTATTTGTAAATACTCTCCTTTGTCAGCATCTTCGTCGCATTGCCCTGCGAGTCGAAGTCTACGACCAGCACCTTGTATCCGGCAGCAGCCATGATCTCCGCCACTGCTACCGTGCTCGATGTCTTACCGACACCGCCTTTTTGAAGCGCAAATATAATGCGTTGCGGCATTTTCCCCATCCCCTTCCATTCCGTGGTTATTCTGTTTTCATGCTGTAATTTTACTGTTAAATTCTGTGTTTGTCAACGCAAAAAAAGGGAGACGATTTTTCGTCTCCCTTTCGGTGTTATGTGTTCTATAACATAGAACAGTATCAGAAGGGCAGTTCTCCTTCATCCTCCAGCATGGCATAGTCACCAGCCGGTGCTGCGGGAGATGCGTAGCCGCCACCATAGCCGCCGTACTGTCCGCCGGTGCCGTAGTTTCCGGCAGGTGCGCTATAACCGGTAGACGGTGCAGAGTAGCCACCAGCAGGTGCAGAGTAGCCGCCCTGGTTGCCTTGGTTGTCGTCGTGCTTACTGTCACCGAAGTAGCAGTGTTCTGCGACGACCTCAGCGGTGCGGCGCTTGTTGCCGTCCTTATCATTCCAGCTGCGGATCTGAAGGCGGCCATCGACGACGATCATGCGGCCCTTGGTGAAATACTTGGACACAAACTCGCCGGTATTACGCCATGCCACGCAGTCGATGAAGTCGGTTTCCTTCTGGCCGTCCTGTCCGCCGAAGTCCCGGTCAACGGCCACGGTGAAGCTGGCCACGGCGACTCCGGATCCAGTGCGGCGCAGCTCCGGGTCCCTTGTCAGGCGACCCATGATGGTAATGTGATTGAGCATAGGGGTTTTCCTCCTGTATGTAATATTATGGGTGTTGCAGATTCGCTCTCAGACGAATCGAAAAGCACTTTTGATGGGTAGTCGGTCACTCGATGCGTCTCAGCGGCAGAAGTACATACCGTCAGAATAGGCCACGATCTCGCCCATGATGTACTCGCTCTGGAAGATGACATCCTCCGGCAAGCTGCGCTCGCCCAGCAGGATCCGCTCGGCGATGGCATATGCCCGCTCGACGGCATGGGCCTCGGTCTGATGGCTTGCCCGGGCAGGCCAGACAATGCCGGTCCAGTGCAGCTCTCCGTATGCGCGCTCCTCCGTGACCACGTCGTACATGGTGTCAGGGAATCGGGGATCTGCGATGCGGTTCATCACGACGGTACCGACCATCAGGCGGGTATCATCGGAGCACCAGTCGGCTCCGGCTTCCTGGTAAATGACCAGGGCCAGCATCTCCAGTTCCTCGGCGGTGTATGTAGTTTCAGGCTCTGTGGGCGGCTCTGTAGCCTCTTCTGTGGGTGGCGTGATTTCTTCCATGGGATTGCTGATCGTCGGCTCTGGTGCCGGCTCAGCTTTCAGGGGGATAATTGCAGGGGTTTGCGCCTGGGCAATGTAGATGGGTTGCTTCTGAACCGGCTCCTCCGGCTCATGCTGCTCCATTTGGATGCGTGCCTCCATGACGTTGCACCAGAGTGCAAACACCATAATCAGGATGACAAGCAGGAGCAGACGCACCCAGGCAAAACAGTCATGGTGCATAGGTTCTCCTTTCGGTGTGGAAAAATCTGTTAGGAATGTGGAGAACTGTCCTTGGTGGCCCGGTTCTCCACAGTTATCAACAGGATATTCACATACCCCTTCCTAGTGGGGTTTTCGATTTGGTTGTTTTGGGTTGTTTATGGGTTCTGTAAGGGCTCTTTCCGGAGACCATCCGAGTTTATTTATTCTGGAATAAATAGCCACTTCATTTATTCCAGTTTCTTCGGCCCATTGTTTGATGGTTTGTGTCCTTCCTTGGTGGGTAAGGTAGTGGTTGTTTCTTCTATTGTTTTGTTGTACTTTTTGAGTTACCCAACAGCAATTTGAAGGGCAGTAATCTCCGTTGACGTCTTTCCTCTCAATGGTTAAGTCGTCCCGGTATCCATTAGCAAGAGCCCAATCCCGGAAAGCCTCGAAGCTGTCCAGCCACTCAGGGCATACCTTAATGCCCCGGCCGCCGTAGTCAGGATATCGATGGTTTTTCTTATTGGTGCAGCGACCTTTCATACTGATCCATTCCGTATAGAGCCTTGTTTTGTAGCATCCGTGCGTAGACCAGTTGCTCTTGTATGCGTTCTCCATGTGAAGGCATCCGCAACTGACGGTAGCTCCGCTTCTTAGATGGCACCCTTGTACTACCTTCTCATTTCCGCAGTCACACCTGCACAGCCAGTAAGCAGCATTTTTACGTGAATCGTCACGCCTAATTACAGAGAGACGACCAAATCGTTGTCCTGTTAAATCGATCATGGGCTTTGACATACAAACCTCAATAAAAAAACCGCAAAGGTACTTGTATGGTGCGAGCATACTTTCCCCCTGCGGATTTTAACAAATATAAAATTCGTCAAATGTCTCGCACACACTTAACGTGATTATTATATCAGAATAGAATGAAAAAGTCAATAATGTTCAGAATATTCTGTGGAATTGGTTATTATAAGAACATTCTATGGCTTGGCAAGTGGCGAGTCAATGGCAGAATTTTTCGTCAGAAGCTCCGGGTTGTCGTGGATGTTGCCGATGACCTCCTCGATAAATACCCCATAGGCCCAGTTGCCATCGAACAATAGATTGTTTCCCTCCCTTTTAAGGTAGAAGTAACAAAACTTCGGGTGATATGCAACAACATATACTTCCGTATATTTGCGGACCTCACTGCCGGTGTTCTGTATAACCTTCGCTTTGACAATATCGCCCTCGAAGATCTTCACACCATTCCTGGCAGTCTTTCCGGTAAACTGGCCTACTGTTTCAGGATCTACCTCGATGCCGCTGACACCGTTTGTGTTGGTCATTTCAGAAAAACCAGCATAGTTTAATACATCGGTCAGCAGACCAAAGACCCAGTCACCGTTCTTGTAGTTTGTTCTGTACGGACGCCCTTCGATTCTGTTTGTTGCCTTGCCACGGAATAAAATCTCACGCATGGTCAGTCCTCCCGTTTCTATATAATCCAAAAGGTTGCTACTGGCACAAGTTCTTCATGCCATCTGATAAATTCATCCCACGCTGCAAGGATTGTTTCATAGAAACGGATAGTTCCTTGTACAGTGCCCCAGCCATTGCTTGCTTCGTATGGTTTGTACTTCTGCGGATTTCTTCTCAACTCCCGTAAGCCCTGTTCGATTTTGGGAATCACATCAACGCAACGGCCGTTGTTTGCTTCGTTGACCCACGGCAAACCAGTAGACAGTTCAATAATCTTTCTGACATTCCATGTGATATTTGCATCACAGGTACCGACATCAACGTATTTGTCCACGCCCTCGACCTTTACTCGGAACGAAATATCATAACTCAATGGTTAGTTCACCTCCTTGCTTCGCATCATATCGGCCAGACAGTCAAAGAGAACACCGATTATCAGACCGAAATCGACGGTTTCACGGCATTCGTCCACGATGTCGCAATAGGCCAGCTTGCTCTCACACATTGCCGCGAGCTGGCTTTTAAGTTCTTCCATGGTCAGTCCTCCTCAAGACACAGCTCAGACACATGGAACAGGTAGCCCAGGCCATCGATCTTACCGTAAAGGACTTCGTTATCGGTAGGAACGCAACCTCGCAGTCCGGTGCGGATGCCATAGAACATGGCAGCGGGGTTGCCGTTTGCAACCATCCAGGAGCGGCCGTACACATTTTCCCACCAGTCCTCGACCCGGAATACCTGGTTTCCGAGGTCTCTGCCGCTCATGGGATCCTTGCCGACATCAGGGCGGGTTTTCACATCGCAACCGGCATAGGGGCTTCTTTCTCTGGGCTTATTCATGATTTAATCTCCTTCTTCGTGATCCGCTTCCCGTGGAGCTTGATGGTGTGCCCGCTCTCCAGGAGGCTCTGTTCGGTTTTCTTATCGTGCCGGCAATCCGCCGGGGCATACAGCACCTGCGCTCCGGTGCTGTCGTAGACTCGGTAGGGGTACTTATCGTCCATGGCGCACCACCTTCCACAAATACTTCACGATGTACCAGAGGGCCACGTATTTGTTGAGCAGCCTCGTCTTGGATACATGGACTCTAAACATATATACCCGGCATAAAGTCGCGGGATCGTCCATGAAGCGCATTTCTACACGTTCACCCATTGTTAGACTCTCCTTTGCACATTTGAAGGTTCGTCGCATATCCTACCACCTTCTGATTTTCAATCACAGTAAAGTAGCAAACGAACTCTTTCCATGAGCACAACCGCTTTCGGTAGAACCACCGTTCCACTTCGTCGTCAACGCTCGTTCCTTTGATGACAAAGTATTTGAACCGCCGGGGAAGGTTTCTGATGTCCTCCGCAACCTTGTGGAACCGCTCAATGATATGGTCGCTTTCTTGATATTCCGGGTTACCGACAATGTTGTTTTCAACAAACTTGTCGATGCACTCGGCAACGAAGTCCTTGTCTTTTGCATCGAACACGCCGAGCTGCGACAGATCCCACAAAACTCGGTCAGGTTGGATGCCGCTGTTATTGATCCGCTCGTTCAGCATCCGCCATTTTTTATCTGCGGTCGCACTGTCACAAATCCCGACCCAGGACATATAGTTCGTCCATACACGGCCATAGCCAGTTCGTTCTTCCGGCTTGATATACTTGCACAGAAGAACATTCCATGTAATTGGGCAGAACAGCCAACTGTTGTGATATTCAGTAAGCCGCTTTCCGCTCCAATTTTTGTCGATGCCCCATAAACTTGAATAACTCATACTTCCTCCTTCGCCCGCTTTTTGGCTTCCTGCTCATTCAGCCAGTCGCAGTACCGCTGGCAATCCTCCTCAGTAAGAAAGACCGCTCGGTATTGATTTCCGACTTTCTCACATGCGAAGCCGGATTCGTAAACATCCGAAGTCGCCTCATATCTGTCGTATTCGTCCCGGTCACTTCTTTCGACGGTATAGTACCTATTAAGACGGTCGAAATCAACATCAGATCGAAAGTCCCTCTTTCGGACATAGATTTTTGAAAGAATGGCTTCTTTCGGGAAGTACCGGGTTTTGTACCTTGCGCAATTACACATTTCCTTGCACTTATTGCCCTGCGGAGACAAAAAGTGAAGATATCTGTGCTCGTCACATTTGTCGCATTTTGGCTCCATCTCGTTCTCATAGCCGACCTTCCAGCCCACCGTCAGGAAGTCGCCCAGGAGCTGATGGAGCCTTGCTTTCTTCCACTTCTCCTCAGCCATCCGGGCCTCTCTCTGCGCTGCTGCAACCTTGGCTTCGCAATCTCGGATGACGGCGGCCTTCTGATCCCGGAACTCCCGCAGGGCGGCGTTCTCCTTTTCAAGAGCATCCATCCGCTGCAAGAATTCCTCTTTGACGGACTTTATCAGGCTTGCCTTGAACTCCTCGACCTGCTGGTCAAATTCGCTGGGTTCGTAGTAAAAATCATCTTCGTAGTACATGGTCAGTCCTCCTTCGATGGCATCTGGAGCCATTCTTTCAGTGTGCAGCCGCTGGAACTTCCAAAGGTGCAGCCGGAACAATTCATCAGGCCGCACAGGAAATTCCGCAGCTCGTCGTCGTTCATGGCGCGGATCCGGTCGGCGATGGTGAAGACCTTGTTCTCGCAGTCCTTATCGTATCGGCACTTGCCGTCGGTGAAACAGCCCTTTGAGCCGAGCTTACACGTTGCCTCCATCATTCATCCTCCTTCGGCGGCTTCGGCATAGGCTGCCAGTGGGTGACCAGCCACGCATCGTCGTTTTCGTCAATAAAGTCGCCTTCATTGTCGTAGTACAGCGTGGTTGCCTCCTTGGCTCCTTTAATCATGACCAGAACTTCCATGTTGTCCTGGTCATATTTCTTCTGGTACTCCAAGAGCTCCTTGTCCGGCAGCCGCTCCGTTACCGGGATCCACCGCTGCACCGTCACACCGTTGGCAATCAGGATGTCAACACATTCTGCTACGCCCTTTCGCAGATAACGCAGTTGTTCAACCTCGCAATACAGCTCAATCAGCTTTGCTCTGATATCCATGGTCAGTCCTCCGGAATCATTCGTAAAATATCATCGTAGCTTTCATCTACCGTCCATTCCTCTTGGTCGCCGACCATCCATACTTTGGATCTACCTGTACCCGGTGTCCTTTCTCCTTCCGGTATGACGATGGGAGCTACGACATTGATGTTAGCCACATTAAAGGCTCTGGGACTCCCGCGAAAGTGCAGCTCAATCAACTTCATAATCAATCCCCCTGCTGTGCCAGGTAGAAGGCATCCAGGCCCTTGCTCATTTCCTGAATGACAGCTTCGGGATCCTCGCCGTTCAGGATCTTCTCCATAGCGCGGGAGCCCAGCCGGACCTTGATGGGGTTCTCGGTGGCGATCCACCGCTCAGCTTCCAGATAGGCGGCAGCTCTGGGGAACGCGGCCCGCATTTCATCGAGATCCCTGAGATGGTCTCTGGTCTTGTCGAGATCACCCACGACATATTTGGTGGCATCGATGGCGGCCCGGATCTCAGCCAGCCCCTCGATAGCGGCGACCTTCGCCTTTCGCACCTCGACCTGATCGACGGTCATATAAACGAACTTGTCTTCCATACTGTTTTCCTCCTGTTTTGTTTCTGTGTTTTTGCTGTGGTTATACTGCAATTATACCAGAAAAATGGAAGAAATCAATCTGGCATACTGCACAAAAAAGGACCGAAGCATTTAGCTCCGGTCCGTTGTTCCCTTTATTCGTTTTCGCCTGCTCTGCGGTTCCACATTTTGGCTACCTGGTGGCGTTCCTGTGCATAGCCGGGATCGATGCTGGCCACACACTTGGTACACATCACCATCCAGCGAAGGCCCGCCGTGTGCTTGTATTGCATATACATGATCTCCTCGTTACCGCAGAAGGGACAGGGCTTCAATGCCAGGTTGTCTGTGGGTTGCGGCTTCCAGATCTGAACTATATCTTCCATAGTGTTCTCCTTTCATGTGGGGCCGGTTGCCCGGCCCTGGTGGTTTAGATTTCCTTGTAGGCGCCGGTGGTGACACCCAGGTGGATCTCGGTGACCATGTCGTAGACGCGGATCGCGCTGGCTGTGAAGACGCCCTGCTCATTCCTGGTGTACTCGACGACGTACATGGCGTAGATGCCGTTGCCCTTCAGGATCCGGGCCTTCTTCTCGCCTAAGTCGTGCTCGGTAATGAAACGGTAGCCGCTCCGGAGCAGGCTGCGGGCGCTCTTTGCAACTTCTTCTCTGGTCATAGAGTTCTCCTTTCAGGTGGGGGCCGGTTATCCGGCCCGCTTTGCTGCTTCTTCTGCGAGGATGTCGAAAAGTTCATCCGGCAGGTCATACTCGAATGCTTCCGGATCCTTTCTGACCTCCGGGAATCCGTCTGCTGTGCCGACGTATTCGGAGAAGACTTTGCGTTCGTCAATGTCTACGATGACAGACGCTTTGGTTTTCGTCGTGTTCTGCAGGGCCCAGAGCTGGATCAGGCCGCGCCCAATAGCGGTCATTGTGGTATCGACCTTTCCGGTCTTCTTGCTGAATCGAATCAGCCCGTAATTGTGAAGATCACTCATTTTGTTTTCCTCCCTTAATACTCGCTCGGTAGCAGGATAGTCGTTGCGGAGCGGTCCCATTCTGTGATGATCCAGAACTTGATGCCGTTGCGGTCGTGGTAGGCCGACATGATGCGTCCGTCTCCAAGTACGATTGATTCATCATTCAGCATCTTGTCTTCCTCGCACACATCGCCGAAGTCGCCGCCTGCGTGACGGACCAGGCAGGAAGCCACGTCCTTGAGTTCCAGATCGTCACGAGCTCCCGGTGTGATAAGGACCTGGCCTAGCTCGAATTTTTGCGGTAAAGTTTGTGAAATGAACATTCTGTTTTCCCCCTGTTGTTTTGCTGTGTTCTTTCTGTGTTTCTACTGTCATTATACCAGAAATCAGGAATAAGTCAACACAGCAAAATAAACAAAAAACCGGCCCCCGTTCTGGGAGCCGGTTTTCGGTATTTTCAATTATTCAGCAGGCTTCTCATAGGTCAGCGCACGCTGGCTGTCGCCGATGCCTTTGGTAGTGGGATCGGTGATGGCATTGAACACGCTGACGGCCACGGCCAGGCAGACCACGGGATTCTGGACGGCCTGAACGAACAGGTCGCCGATGGCTGCCCAGGTGGTCATGTCTTCCCAGTTCATACCGAAGTATGCCAGGATGGGGCCGAAGATGGATACGATGATCTGTGCGACGAAGAGGATGTTTTCTTTGCGGACTTTCCAGTTGATTTTCATATGGGATACCTCCTTACAAAAAACTGTGCTCCTTCAAGCACTTATGATACGTTTCCTTGATGTGTTCTGCTGTGATGTGCATCTGATCGTTCTCGAACTTCGGGTGCTCGTCACAGTATTTCTCATATTCGGTGATGTCCCGGAGGACATCATCGAAATGCTCTTTTGTATGGCGGACATCGTGGATCAGCTCGTCGCCGAACCGGAGGACGCGGGTGCGAGCGTCTTTCGCTCGTTGCAGCTGCTCCTCCTGGGCCATCTTTTCGACTTTCTGTTCCAGGCTGTCCACCTTTTCCATGAGTTCACCGTTGATGGCTCTGCCGATAGCTTTGGCCAGCTTTGTCAGCGGCTTCATGGTTTTGGATGTCTTCTCTACGAAGGCAGCAGCTCCCGCAACGATGAGCGCGATGTAGCGCACGAGCTCTCCTATCGATAGTTCAGATATTGCTTCAAGTAATTGCAATGATTTCACGCTCCATTCGTTGTGGGCTTTATGATGGGTTATGTGAAGGATTCGCCGGTGATTTCCTTACCGACTTAGAAGCAGAATGCGAAGGATACGCCATGAGCATACGAAGCGTAGCTGGCGGCCGCATGATCGTTGATGGCATAGCCGAACTTGCTAGTAGAGGCGGAATCCGGGGTTCGCATCCACCACGCTTGCTCGATGAAACCATCATCCTTTCTCGTGCTTGCGCCGTTCGCATAGTATTCGTACTGTGTGCCTTCAGCGACTTTCGTGACGTTGGTTGTGTTGAAAACTTCCGTCTCGGAAAGCAGGAACAGTTTGTCCGTTGAGGTTTCAAGGGTAGAGCCGCCGCTGGTTCCACCTTTGTTCGTGACCTTTGTGACTTCCCTGATGCCTGCCTGCACCTCTGTCGGCATCGTCAGCAAAATTGCAGGAAGCTGAGCTTTTCTCATATTACAATTAGCCCAGCCGCCGGAATTCGTATCCGTTGAGTTCATGGCAAGTACGTTGCATAGGTGATATAACTGGAATGTCAACGGTGCCTTTCCGGAACCATCGGCATAATCGTCATGATCCTTGCCGATGATGTTGACGGTATATTCCCACCCGTCGATGGTTATCTCCTTCTCATCGCCGACAGCCCAGGTTTCGGGGACTGCGCCCAGCTGGCACGCCAGCGCAATGTTTTCCCAGGAGTTATTTGCAAAAACCGGGTCAGCTTCAAATGCAGTCCAGCACAGCCGAGCCACACCGTTTTCGTCCCCGATGTAGCCCTTCTTGCCTTTCCGTGCTTTGCCATCGATGCCGATGAATACGCCTTTCGCCTTCCGCGCCTTGCCATCAGAACCGATATAAAAACCAGTTGACATATCAGCGCACCTCACTCATACACGATATACAGCTTTCCTGTTGCAAGGGCGCTGACTCCTGCTTCGAGGTCCGCGGTCCCGTAGGTAATAGCAGGTTCAGGGTCTTCTGCCAACTGTTTGTGGTACTCGTACCAGCAACCATCTGTGTGCTTGCCGTCGGTCGGGTAGGTTCCTTTGTTCTTATCTGCGACGTAAACGAATTCAATATTTGCGACCGTTACAGATTTTACTCCAATCACTTGCAGGTAGTATGTGCCACCTACAACATAATTGGTTGCGGTACTAGTGGCTAACGTATCAGGTACAAGGTATATATTTCCGTCATATCCTTTTACATACTTACCAGCAAGGACCCTGATTTCGGTTTCGTCGGAGCTATTATTTTCAAACCCGGTCAGAACACTGGGATCAATTAAGGAGACCACACCATCGGAAACATCGACTGTAGAGGAATAATAGATGTCATTATAAACACCATTAGAGTTTTTGATTGCAATAAGGGTACTCTTAGCACCGCCCAGTTCATATTGGTCGGGGTCTTCACTATATTTGCGCCACACGTGCATATTCGGAAGATCTACCAGAGAAACCGCACCGGCGATTTTAGATACATCGTGAGTATGACCAGAGGTCGCAAAGTCAGAAGCGTGCTTGCCATCCACGGTATCTGCGTTGCCACCGTTGGCAGGCAGGGTGCTGGGGATGGTAGGCTTATTGCTCAGGTCATTGTAGCTGCCGGATGTGGCAACCTTTGCAAGGCCCAGCTGCGAGGCACTTACGTTGTGGGGATTGTTCTTGTTGGCGGTGTGAGCATCGACGACACTCTTCGCTTCTTTGTTGACATAGGCTTCCATGGCTGCCTGGGATACCGTATTGGACGGATCCACATTCACATTGACGCTGTCGGCCTGGTCGTACTTGATGTAGTAGTTCATCTCAGCATTGTAGCCGGGGAGAACCGCTTCGGACGGAATATTGATGCCGGATCCGCTGTCGATCTGCCAGATGGAGAACAGCAGCTCGCCCTCGTCAGGATCCTGTGCATAGATACCGACCTGCATGATGGTGTAACCGGATGCCACGCCGTCATTGGTGACAGACAGAACGAGAACGCACTTCCCGTCCTCCGGGTAGTTGATGCTCT